AAGATTTTACTTTCATTTCAACTTCTGTTCTTATCTTTCCCAACGTAAGAGAAGGATCATAGATAACATCTAATTGTGTTTCGGGATTAAGTTCACAAGTAGTAGTAAGTTTTTTATGAAAGTCATCGAATTTACGATGATCCTTATACTCTGAAAGAAGTTCTTGTCCTCTTTGAAAGCGGCCAGCCCACCATTCTGCAACACGTTCCCATTCGGTTACATTGAGATTTTTAGACCGTAAGCGCCCTTGCGGCACTTCTGTAGCAATAGAGCAAAGTCTTTGAAGAATGGACCTGGAGTCCATTTCGATAGTAAAGTACAATGCAGACTTACCATCTTGGTATACAGAGTTTGCAATATTTGCACAGGTAAGGGATTTCCCTGCGCCTCGTCGACCACCTACAAGAATCAAATCCTTCGGGGAGAATTGAATCTGATTGTCGTACTGTGTATTCAAACCGAGACGCAGGTACTTTCCAAGCTCTTCTTCATCCTCAAATAGAGAAATACGTTGCATACTCTCTTGAGGCTCTTCGAGTTCTACTTTTTCTTCTACTCGAAGAATAATGTCGTGTAGATGCTGGACACTTTCTTCCGCATCTTCGAAAGAGATTGAATTCTCTACATAATCATCTAACTCTGTTAGAATTTCACGCTGAGTAAACTCATTCTTTAAGTACTGTAATAGTATGTAAGGATCAGTATCAACCTCTAATGTTTCGATCGCATATATTTTATCAAGAGTAGAAGTATCTCGCGTGGATAGCTTTAGCTCTTCAACAGAGGGAAGTTTATGATATGACTCACAGTGCTTATCAATAACGGAGAATATAGTGTGGTACTCTTTTGGCAAGTAGTGCTTACGCACATAACTCCAGGTTTCAAAATCCTGAAGCATAAGAACTTGCTTGATGAGCGCACTAGCGACGTTCAATTATATCTCCCCAACGAACACGAAAAAACAACCGCAACGACCCCGCTGCGGTTGCTACATTACCTAAAGGTAATTACTCTGCTGCTTTAGCGGCCTTAGCGGCGCCATCGTAGTCAGCGGCAGCCAAACCACGGCGAGTCAGCATAGTCTTAACACCGCGTGCAGTCTTGCCAATAGCTTCTGCGATTTGCTCAACAGTCATAGAAGCAATGTCGGCGATGTCTTCAAAAGGATCTGCTTTTGCAGTACCCTTAGTAGTCTCTTGACGAGGAATAGCATTAATGTCGCCAGATCGAAGCAGGCTAAGAGCCTTGCCGCGAACAGAGTTTACTGAACGGCCAAGAGCTTCTGCAATAGCTTCCACAAATGCGCCATCATTTACCATGCTGATAAATGTAGCTTCTTCGTCGGCTGAGTAAGTCTTAACAGACTCAACCTTAGGTGCGGGCTTAACATGGTCTGTCAGCTCCATAGAAAGGATTTTACCCTGCAACTGCTTTGCAGAGAAGGCTCCATTTTCGAAATGGTCAGCAATCTGAGCATAAGTATACTCGCCGCTGTTGCTTTCGAGGAAAGAAACAAGAGTTGCCTCTTGAGACTCAGAGAAAGACTTAGAAGCTCGGGCGGATGCCAGCTCTACTTCAAAGCCCATCTTTCGCAGCTTTGAAGAAACAGAACGAGTAGAAGTCTCCAGACGATCTGCCGCTTCAGCTACAGTTTCTTGAGATACTGGCGACTCGCTTCCAACAAAAGAAGTAAGTTCAGCAGTACGCTCATCAGTCCACTTAGGAAGTGCCATATTTTTTCTCCAAATAGGATTTTAAATCCGTGATTATTTCGATACCAGAGTCTCTGGCTTGTTTAGTTTTTGCCGATTCAATACCACTTTCATTTACGAGAATCGTTACATCTTTTGTTAGACTTGACTTTACTATATAGCCAAGACCTATAAGTGCAGAGCCTGCCTCAGCCTTAGTCTTAAAACTCTTAAGCTTTCCGGTTATGCAGACAACCCCTCTATCCATGAACGTCGGCAATACGCCCGGGGGGCTAAACTTCATGTCAAATGGAAGGCAACCGTCGTAGAAACAATAAAATTCTGAGTCTAGCCAGTCGCATAGATTCTCGGTTGCTTTTGGGCCTAATCCGGCACGCTTACAAGTGTCTGGTGTAATTTCAGTAATAGATTGCACAGTCTCAGACAGCTTCTTTGTTGCCGTTTTTCCGATCAAAGGAATACCAAAAGCGGGTAGTACCATATCGAGAGGAGCTGAAGCAGAGTTTTGAATCTCTACATATAGTTTTTTACCGAGCTTTTCACCCAGTCTTTCACAGAGCAAAGTCTCATCATAGAGGTAAATCTGGTCAAAATCATCTATCTCTAGCCTCTCAATAGTGGCGGGGCCGAGGCCCTTAATCTTCAGAGTTTTTGCAAAATGTTCAATCTTTTTAGCTTTCTGTGCCTCGCAACTGTTATTGTAACAGTATAGAATATCGCGGACAAAAGAAAGCTCACCACTACAAGACGGACATTCCGTTGGCGGTACGATTTCTCTGAACATTTAGACTACTCCGAAAATGTAAAATATATTATACGAAAAACTGAGATAAAAGTCAAGAACTATTTTTTGGAAGGTCTACCCTGCGAACGATTCGCGGAATAATATCTCCACTCCGAATAACCTCTACGGTACAGCCTATCTCTAGCTCCAAGCTGCGAATGTACTCAATGTTGTGTAGAGTTGCCCTGCTCACAATGGCACCTTCCACTTCGACCGGACTAAGTATAGCAACTGGACTGACTACGCCCGACTTGCCAACTTGCCACACAACATCGAGTAATTCTGTATGTACACCCTCCTTCTGCTCTTTAAGAGCAAAAGCGCCACGAGGGTGATGAGCTGTATGTCCCATTTTTTTAAAGGATTTTTGACTGTTAAGACGGTACACCCAGCCATCCGTAGGATAATCTGTATGATCGAAGGTCGTAACAACATTAAATCCTTCATGGGCCAATGCCTTCATAATTTCAGTATAGCTTGAGTAGTCATTTTCAAACTGTATGTCGTAAGCAACAAAGACTAAATCCCGGGCTCTTGCCCGAAATTCATGAATATCTTTGAGATTTAGCGACCCTGAAGCTACATTTCGTGCATTGGGGACAGACGAGGGTAAAACTACTTCACCAGTAATTTGTACTTCTCCCCTCAAGGGGATACTGAGCGGAACCAGCTCTTCTAGTTTTATGGTAATATCTCGGCCAAGATTACCGTCGCCTCGTGTCAATCCGAGTGCAAAGTGTCCATTTACATAAAGTAAAGACACAGCAGCACCGTCCAACTTTGGAGTACAAATGTACTTTGAGATGGGCGTAGGAATATCATCTAAACTAAAAACTTTTTGAAGGGAGTACATACGATACATATGAGGAGTTCCATCAGTTACCTGATATCCTACTTGATCGTAGTTGTACTTTTTTACAAGTGCATCAAACTCTTCATCCGAAATGATCGGAGTACCTGAGTAATAGCAAGCACTTGCTTTTTCAATAAAATCTTTCATTTAATATCCTCACTCAGAACATACATTATACTAGAATGAGAAATAAAAGTCAAGAATTATTTTGTGTACACTGTATTTAAAAGTTCTGAAAAATGTTCTTGAATAATTTCTTTGCTTTCGGCCAACGATAAGATTTCTACTAATCCGCAAAATAACTCCCGAGAATTATCAAAGTCTAAAGGAAAGGCTATTCCGTCTGGAGTGGGGCACCACTCTTCGTCGAAACTCAAAAAATATTTTCTCAAGTGCAAGTATTCTACTCCACGAAAAGTACTAATTGTTAGTCTTACTTGGAGTTCTCGTTCTTTGTCATAGTGTATTACTCTTTCATACATTTCAGGAGAGGCATATAGTTCCATAACTACCTCTCGTTCTTAAGTATAGAAGCAAGAGGTACTACACTCGTTACATTATTAGGTTTTAATAAGCGATACGAGTCCGTATCCCAACAAAACGTGAGTAGCGTATTTGAGGATTCTTTAGCTCTATTCTTTTTATTTTGAATGTATGGTGTAGAAAAATCTAAAGTACAAACATTATATTTTAACTTATTTGATTTTTCACTACGATACGTAATAATGGCATCGCCATAGTCACGTATTAAATTTGCTAATTCTTCCTTTTTCATTATTACTCCTTTTGGTAGGTTAGCAAAATTTTTTGCTGTCCAAACTTTAGGGTATAATAATGAAATACAAGAAACCCCCGAAACAAAAGTTTCGGAGGCTACTTTAGTAGGTGGGTTAGCTTGCTGAGTTTACACCATTCAATACTGTAGTAAAGTATTGTGCAGCTTTACCTGTCAACTTGCTAATGATTTCTTCATCAACGGATTGACCGGAGTCATTAATAGCTGCAATGAGAGCCTCTTGAGCTGCAGCTTTAGATACACGCCCGCCACTACCACCACTCGAGGCTGTGCCTTTCGCTCCACCAGAAGCGGGGGCTTTCTTTACATATACACCGGCTTTAGTGAGAATCATTCGAACACCGTTTGGTGATTCTTCTAGTTCATCTGCGATGTCTTTTACAATTTCCATTGACGTTTCGGGAGTAGGATCAGCTGCTTCATACATAGATACAGCTTGTGCCTTCTTGTCATCGTCCCATGCCATTTTACGTTTCCTTCTAAGTTGTGTAAGTTTTGCGCCAGGACACGATCCTGTCGCGGCCAGTTGTGATAAATAAAATCGGTCGCCCATTGGTTTCCTCATCTTCAATACACATATTATACTTCTATTGAAGATGAAAGTCAAGAAGTATTTTTAGATACGTGATAAATCTACTCCGTATTCTTTAAGGTGGGATAGCTTGCCTAGATCATATGCCAACTGAGTAGCCGTAAAACCACCTCCAGTAGCAGTAGTCCAACGCTCACTGTAATCGTCGTCAACTTTCTGAATTACCCAAATATTGTATGCTTTACTACCATACTTCTTTTCATAGTTTACATCTTTACACCCTGGCAGTTCGGCTTGATAATCTACTGAGAGTTCTTGTTTAATTATAGCAGGGCCGTGGTATTTAGCCGACCAGACTATTTCGCCTTTTTCGAACGATTCGGCCATACATTCGTCTGGAAGAAGATCGTACCGTCCTTCTTCTTTTTGAGGTACACCCACCCTTTCGATGATGCTTTTAATAAATCCGGGTGAACGATAAAGTCCTCCTGCGATTTCTGAGATGGGGTCGCCGGATAAGAATCTAGTAACCGTATCTGCCACTTCTTCTCTTGTAGCGGCTTTTCCTCTATTTTGTGCCTTTCTTTTTTGACGATACGCTTTCGTCTCCAAAAAGTCATCTATGATTCTCTGAAGCCGTGTTGTATTGTATGCTATATTCAGGATACTGCAGGCTTCCTTCTTGGAGATAGGGGAACTCCCATTCAAGAGATCTATTACTTTCTGTATATTCGTATCGGACAAGTTCTCGAACTCTTTCTTCTTGATTTTTCTCAATTTTTGCTATCTCCCTATTTATATACCATACTGCTTTGCTTAAATCTTCTACTGGATCTTGACTTTTTACTCCCGCTCTCCAAATATATTTTATAGCATTTCCTAAACAAAAATTCATATGCTCTGTAATTTGAATGCACTCCACCCCGCTAGCATGAGCACGGTAGTGTGGCGGATAGTTTACACTATCTACCATTGATTATGTCTCCTATTTGTGGCTTGCGTTAAGTATGCTATATACTGTTCTGCTTGTGTTTTAGTAGGAAATTTTCCCACTGTTTCAAACTTTTTATCTTTTTCTGAAACTACTACTCTCCAAAAACTATTGTTTGGCCCATAGTGTGCTTCAATTACTGTGTAGTTTCTTACCCCTCTTTCTCCAAGTCCCACACGCACCTCCTCTTTTCTATTGGGGTTACTTTATTTCGCTGGACCCATAAGTGCCCATTCTTTTCTGCGTCTTGAAATGTGAGTGCAGTAATAAAAAATGCACTAATTACCAGTAAATGTCCTCCGACACTACCGATACCAAAATAAATACTGTATCCCGCCCAAAGTGTAAATACTACAGTCCACATTACGGATAGATAGAACATTAGTATATACTGTGTAAATGCATTTGGGATATGCCTCAAAGGGTTTACTTTGAGACTAAAAAAGAATCTGTAGGTGTCATACACCCAAAAACCTAGTTTTTTCATTCTTCGTCAGGTTCTCCATACATTTCAGCAATTAATCTTGCTTGTTCTTCAAGCTCTTCTTGTTGTTTTTCTAACTCTAAATACTGATCGTCCACTTTTGATAGGCCAGAGCGAGAAGCTACGAGTTTGAGATGATTATAACTTTTATTTTTCATCAAACAATCCCTGTAGCTCTTCTTCTCGCTGAAGTCCTGCTAATTTATGGGCAATGTGATACTCTTTACAAACTTCTTCAAAAGTATGCCACATATTCTCAAATTTGATTTCGTACAAGTCTTTAATAGCTAGATACTTATTCATAAGAGCATCAGCTAACTCAGGAGCCATATCTTCCCATTTAGAATCTTCTAAAAAGTATTTGGTTACTAACTCAATTTCTTCGGTGACATTTGCAAACTGCAGCATCTCTTGTTCTAAATCAAATATTTTCATTTCGCTGTAATCCTCGTTTCGTAATCTGCGAGGTCGTCATCCCACCAAGGGGGACGCTCTCGGCCTGTCCAGCTAGCAAAAGTGCCTTTGTCAAGATGATAATAGTCACGGTAAGACTGTATAGGGTTATCATAATCTTTGAGCACGTCCGGCATTGCCAGTCCGAAAGTGGTAAATCCAACTCGCTCCATCTTGACAATATCGGGGAGTTGATTGATGACTGTGACGGATTTGTGCTGTTTCCCATACCTGTATCTGTATTCTTCTCCGAGAGCATTACCATAGCAATGCGTCCACTCATAATTATCCAAAGAACTACGTGCCCAGATAGTACAAGGATGATTGTACATCATAGGCAAGTAGGGAGTGAGTGGTCTGCTTTCAGGTGGTAAGTGTTTAATCTCCTTCTTCAAGGAGTTGAGATGATCTGACTCTGATTTATTCAAAGCCCGGGGTACAAACCCCAAATGCACATCTACCCAGACAGCGGTACAGCATATCTGAGCAACTTCCAATGGCATTTTTACAATATGTTTGTCAACGTGAGCTTCTGCACACGCGTCTAAATCTTCATCAAGGAAAAAAAGATTCATAGATCCTCCTAGTAGACATATATTATACATCTACTAGATAATAAAGTCAAGAATTATTCTACCGGTATCTCAAAATGATGAAAATTAATTATGGGAGTTTTTTCAAGTTCCAGTTGTTGCACCATAAAATCATTTGTAAGATCTTCATAAAAAGCTTTATTGCCTCTTAAATCCGACAGGTGCCAAGCCCCTCCCCAACGAATTGGAACATTTATATATTCGGCTGCATATTGCATACATTGTGCAATATCATCATACGGCTCTTTCTCAAGAATTATTCTACCGTCTAAGTATATAATTAAATCAACTGCGTATCCGTAGAAATGAGAAGAATGCGAAGCATCTTGGGTTGCTCCTTTTGAATACAAAAAGTCGTGCTCTGCTACAGTTCTTTTTCCTTCTAAAACTTGGAATTCAATGTCAGACATACCAATTGCGTGCTGTACCATCACAGACAAATCATTTGTTACTCCAGCTAGTTTACCCCAAGATTCTTCGTTTAAAAAGAATCTTTGATCTTTATAAAGAGTTTCTGAATCAATTATTTCCATTACTGACATTCTCCAGTCTTGTCATAAGCCTTTCGGCTCGGTTTGTAACTTGCTTATACCATAAAGAGTCTCGGCCTTCGACGGCTGCTTGTTTCCAATTATGTTGAGATAAATGAAATCGCATCTGTCGAAACTTTTCGAGTCTTGTAGCGCCCAGATTGAACGCCATGTTTACTAGAATTAGTTGGACCTCTTCCGGCCAATTGTGCCATTGTCCGTATAATCGTTCGCAGTCCTTAATGGCACATTCAACGTCTCCATCGAATAACTCTCGGGATCGTTGTGCCGTAATGGGAGTGCCGGAAGGTTTTCCATACTCTTCATCTTCTGTTGTGACCAAGTGTCCAATACCGATAGTAGGATACCCCAGGTGGTCTTTATAGACCTCAAGAATTTCTCCTTCATCTGCTTTAATTTCCTCATATAATCTTTCACGATTCATACTTTTTTCCTATAGTCCGTGATGGCTGCTTTAATTGCATCTTCCGCTAATACACTACAGTGTATCTTCACAGGCGGGAGTGATAGTTCTTTAGCAATTTGGACA